TTATCTAGCCAACTCATCTTCTGCCTCCGGCTCTGCTTCTGGCATTGTGGCCTCTGTTTGAGGGGCAGGCTCGGGCTCAGGCTGCTCCATCTCGATCAGGCCGCCGGTCTGCGTGGCCTCAATCTCCTCTTCTACGTCGAACTCATCGCCCAGCACCTCACCAGCAGACAGCTGGTTCAGCAGTGTTTCCTGCGTGATGGTGCCTGCGGTGTAAAGCTGCAGCAGTGACTGGATCTCCTGCGGTTCGAGACGCTGGCCCAGGAAGTCGCGGTTGATGAAGCTGCTGCCCGCTTGCGGTTGCTCCATGTACTGCGCGTGAAACTTGAGGCAGTTGTCAACCAAATCCTGCATCTGCTGAGCAATGACCATCATGGTGCTGTCGCCTTGGCTGCGATCGATGCGCTTGGCTTCTGCTGTCTCTGCGCTGAGCTTTTGACCCAGCACAGCGGCCAGGCCTAGCTCGTTGATCTGACTGGCGATCTGGTCAAGCCTGCGGAACTGCGCGTCGTAGCTGTTGCCGCCGGGCTCAATGTATTCAGCCCTTGCAGCCTCGGGCAGTGCCATGGCTTCGCCTGGGCCTGCGCTGATCTCTTCCGCTGACTGCGGAAACCCATAGATCGCCAGCATCGGCACGGCGCTGATGTGCAGCTGGTTGTCTAGATCAGATTGCACCTGATAGGCCTTGAGGTTCAGCTCGGCGATGTCTGCCAGTGGTGGCCGCGACTCAAGAACACCGACGCGGTTGGAATAGGCAACAGAGAACGGAATCTCGCTAAGGCTGGTGCTGCCCTCATCAATCAGGACAAAGTCGCCTTTCTTGTCCTTTTGGTGAATCTCAAAAGCGCCAGGTGTTAACACCCGTACCTGCTGCACCTGCTTCTCGCCGTAGAGGCCGTCGGGAACGGTGATGGTTTCCATCAGCCGCAGCTGGGTCAGCTGTTGCTTGCCGCCGTTCACCTCAGAGCGCCATCCCAAGATGCTTCTGGGGTCGTATGTCGCCCAGTAAGGTCGTCCGTTCTCGCCTGCCTTTGGCGCATCAACAAGAACGCCGACGTGGCCATAGCGGATGCACTTGCGGGCAGTTTCGTAGGTCCAAACGTTCAGATCGTTGCCCTGCAGGTCAACATCAAAAAGCTGCTCAGTGACAACATCACTAACGTCTTCAAGCCGCACGGGCTTGCGGGTCAACATGCCCGCCAACATCCGCTCCAGCCTGACGTAATAAGGCGCAAGCGTTGAACGCATCAGCCTGTTGTCATAAGCCTCATCTAGTTCTCTTGGTTCTTGCGGAAGATATTTTCTGTGCCCTTTTCTGATTCCGTAGGTGCCCTGCAAAAGTGCTTCAATCAACAGCCAATGCGGCTCCATGTTGACGTAAGCCGTATTCGGGCTTTCCACCGTCGTGACGTTGCCAACACGTTGGCGACCAGAAAAGCCTGAATACACAGCTAAATCCCACCCATGCGATCAGTTTAGTAAAGCCTGATTCCAGTACCACGACCAGCGCGGGCATTGAATGGGCTGAACTCTCTAACGACTAAATAGCCAAAAGCATCGTTGAGGTGGTCATATCCGGCCTCTTTGTCTGGCTCACCCTTGCTGTTCCACGATTGCAGCTCAAGGCATTCGATCAATCTTTTGCACTTGTGGGAGATTTGCACTCTCACCTGGCCCTTGGAATTTTCCAGCAGGCCCTGAACAGCAAGAACCCGATCACGGACGGCAGGATTTGAGCGCGGCGATTGATTGCTGAACCCGTAGGACTCCAGGATCTGAATGTCCGTTCGTGAGGCATTCGTGCTTCTGTTGCCGCCTGATGCGTCAGGGTAGACATAGATGCGACGGTCGGGAAATCGTCTTTGTATTTCTTGTGCCAAGGCGTCGGTGTCATGCGCACCGCTGATCTCGTCGATCAGGAGGAGCTGGTTTCCGAGACGGCAGCCGATCACCGCGTTGGTGTTCGTCACGTTGAAGTCGATTCCGATTCTTAGAGGTTCGTTATCGACGTTTGGAAGTTCTGTGATGACGTGCTTGGCGCGGTCGAAGCGGTCGTAAACCTGACCAGTATTCAGGTTGACGAAAACGCCGTCTAAATAAGCTTTGATCAACTGCTCTGGGTAGTTCTCCAGGAGCGAGTCAATAAACCCTTCAGGAAGGTAAGGGTTATCTGATGTTTTAGCGCGAATCAGCGCGGTGTCATCGCTGGCGTTCTTCTCGAACGTTTCGTAGGCCCAGCCAAAGCCTTCGGGCGTGGTGGCTGCGTAAAACTGCTGCACGTTGCCGTCGCGTAAGCGGGCCAGGGCCATGCGCATGGCTTGAGTGGCGACGTTCTTGTTAGCGGTGTCTGCTTCATCGAAGCCGACTGCACAGAGGTTCTGGCCACGGATGCGGTTGGCCGTTTCCATCGTGCGCAGAAGGATGGTGTGGCTGCCTTCTGCGAAATGCAGGGTGTATTCCGGCAGCGGACTTACACGGAAGTCGAAAGGGATTTCCCACTTCTCCAACAGCTCATCCATGGTTCGCTGCAGGATGTCGCGCAGCATGGGAGCTATGGGTTCAAACAAGGCTGAAACATGGCCCACATTCATGGCAGCCATGTGAACGGATTTGCAAACCAGCCCGTAGGTTTTGCCTGCACCAAAGCCGCAGACCAGGCCTAACTTGCGGTGCTCTGTGTCTTCGCAGAAAGCCACCTGATGCGGCAGCATCCCTTCCTGAACGCGGGCTAGGGCTTCTGCTGCTGTGGGCTTCTCGAAGCCTTGGATGTCATCAACAAAACCCAGCAGGGGTTCGTTGCTGGTGATGCCTGATAGCAGTGGCATCAGATGTCAAAGCGCAGCAGCTTGGCCTGGGTCTCTAGCGCCTTGATTGCTGTCTGCAGATTGTCGTCACGACCTGCGCGTTTTTCATATTGCACAAGACGAGAAATTGCAGCGGCCAACCATTCGGGCCGTTCAATCTCTGAATCTTTAGCGATCAGCTGTCTTGCGCGTGCCAAGTATTCATCAGCTTGGCGAGGTTGTACGCCCCACTCATTCGCGGCGTATTGCACGATTTCAAAGCGCGAATGTGACTGCAACAACAACTTGTAGACAGTGTTTACGCGCTCTTCAATTTCTACGTTGGTTGACTTCTTAGCCATGCCCTGAAGTTAACAGGGGTTTGGGGCAAGGCTAGCTCAGGGCCGATGGACTTTGCGCCAGTATTCTTGGAGCTGCAGAATCTTTGGCTCGACAAGGTGCATCGAGCTAACTGTCCCGACGAACTCCCCCACTTGGATCCTGACGCAGGCATCGTTTTCTAGGGTTCGGATCTTGGCTGCGGGCATAGGCAGCTCTGAGGCGTCGCTCATAGTCGAGGAACTGGCTGAGTTCATTGTGGCGTTGAAGAGCGCGGAGGGATTCTTGGTCCATGGTTTTGAGTTGTGGTGTCGGGGGATGGATCGGACCTCAACCCGCCCTGCTTTTCCCTCCTGGGTGTTGTATGGCTTTCAGCCTGAGCGGGGGAAGCTCAGGCATCAGGCTCCCCGACGGTGATCAATTTGGCTTGATGAAGGTCAAGAGGCAACGATCATCGGTGAACATTTGGTTGTCGGCTTCTGCGTACTTGTAGCCGCAGAAACTGGCGTGCTTGCAGAGGGAGGTGAGCTGCTCTTGGGTGGTGTTTGGGAAGATCAAGAGGTTGGAGGATTCGCCACCCTTCCAGTCGGTCGATTCTGCGCTGGAGTCATTCCAAGGCAGGAGAGGGGCGTAAGGGTTGGCGGTCATTCGTATTCCTCCACGGTGTAGGAGAAGCCGCAGTCTTTGGCGTCTGCGATGAGCTGGTCACGCTCGCGCTCGTCGTAGGCCCATTCAGTCCATTCGAGCCGATCGTTGAGCTTGGCCTCGACGTAGTAACGGGTGGCGGGTTCCATGGCTTTCAGCTTTAGAAGGTTTGTAGCTTCAAGCTGATCTTGGTGCTGCTGGAAGGACTCGAACAGGTCGAGCATGTAGTTGTGATGATCCATGGTTGAGGTGGTGATGGTGGAGGCCCTGTCTCCAGGGCCGTGGGTGTGATCAGTACTGAGCGGCGAGTCCTGTGGCGAGGTGCTTGAAGAGGTGGTGAAAGTCGCCGTTGCGGAAGTCGAGTTGCTGAAGAATGCCGGTGATCTGCTGACGCTCTTGGCCTTTGGTGCTGAGGATGCGGTTGATCACAACGTCGGTGGTGATGATGTGAGAGTCGCCGGTGGTGGGGCTGGTGACTTCGTAGGTCTGGATGGTGAAGTCTTTCTCAGCGAAGAAGGTTTGGAGGTTCATGGTTTGAGGTGTTGTGTGGGAAGCGTCCCCGCCTCCCGATGAATTAAGTATGGCATACCATCCGCAGATGGTCAAGCCTCCAAGCGTTGAAGAGCTTTGGACAGTCGGACGTACATCTTGTCGTGCTGGGCCAGCTCTTCCTCGGACATGTAGTCGGTGAACTCGGCCTCCATGCTGTTGAGCAGGATCAGGAGGTCGTCTTCTTTGAGGGTGAGGGTGGTGGTCATTTGCTTGAGGGTTGTGGGATCTCTCCCGATGTCATAAGTATGGCATACCACCAGTAAAAGCGCAAGGGCA